GTGCCGTTGCGTAGAACTCTAAAGGAGGTAATGGCTATGGCAGTAGCAAAGAAAGAGGATGCTAAGAAGAAAGCCGAACTCAAAAAGAAAGAGGACGAAAAGAAGAAAGTAGCATCCAAGAAGAAAGCACCCGCTAAAAAGAGCGTGGCAAAGAAAAAGAAGTAGGCAACAGAATATTTTAAGAGCCTTTGAGCCGGTTATGAGAAAACTCGTACCCGGCTCTTTCTTTGGTTATTGGGGCAAATGCCCTTTACATAGCAAAGGCTAGAGAAAGCCTTTTGAAAAATCACGCAGAGCATCACAGAGAAGTGTAAACGCAAAATTTAACACGGAGAGAACCGTACAAACGCAGAAAGGTAGGAAAACTATGGCAGACGTAAACAACACAAATCAGACTCAGCAGAATGTGAACACAGACCCGGCAGCAACCGGACAGGCAAATCAGACTCAGACACCGCCTGCTACGGAACAGCAGAATAACAATTCCGGCAACAGCGGCGGAGAGATTACCGTTGAAAGCCTTATGGCGGAAATGGCAGACCTTAGAGCGCAGAACGCACAGTTGAAAGCCAACAATGACAAATTATGCACTTCTGAGGGAAATCTGAGAAAGCAGCTTAGAGCAAAGCAGACTGCGGAGGAGCAGGAGGCAGAGGCAAAAGCGGAGCAGGCACAACAGCAGGCAGAATATGTCAAGGGATTAGAGAGATTTAAGGACATTACAGAATCCTCTAAGCGTTATTTGGCTATGGGAATGTCAGCGGAGTTGGCAGAGGCAACCGCAACAGCAGAGGTTGACGGAGAAAGAGATACAGTTACAAGCAACCTTACAAAGTTCATGCAGGCCCGTGACGAGGCAAGAGAAAAGGCTCTCAGAGAAAAATACCTTGCAGAACTTGGCAGTCCTCAGTCTGGCAACGTAGGTCAGGTTGACTACTCGCAGCAGATAACCAAGGCAATCAATGACGGAGATATGCAGGCTGCGTCATTGGCAATATTACAACAGGCAGAGGCAAATAAGCCTACCGCCTAAGATTAAATAAGGAGGTAAAAAAACCATGGCAGTAGCAACATCATTTGCGACACCGAACTTTAGCGGACTTTTGTTTGGCAAAGGTCAGCAGGCAACACCTTTTTCAACCATGATTGGTGCAAGACCTCTCTACACCAATCACGTTGAGTTCGTATGCGGACAGGAATATGCAACAGAAAAAGGCTCTCAGCCTAGCATTTCTGAAAATGCGTCTTTAACCGCACCGACACCTTCTGTAGTTACCAGAAGTCAGTTGACTAACGTAACTCAGATTTTCCAGGAGGCTGTTTCTGTTTCATACGCAAAACAGTCCAACATGGGTACTTTATCCGGCGTAAATATCGCTAATCAGCAGGCAAATCCTTTGGATGAATTATCATTCCAGGTAACTCGCAGAATGGCGAAGATTGCACAGGATATTGAGTACACCTTTATCAATGGTATCTACCAGAAAGCAACCACAGATTCTGAGGCAAATCAGTCCAGAGGTCTTTTGACTGCAATCACTTCCAACGTCATTGATGTAAATGGCGCACCTCTTACCTATTGGTTAGTGGCAGAGGGATTGAAGTCCATCCATGACCAGGGAGCAAGAACTGACAATATCGTTCTCGGTGTAGATGCAACAACTCTCTTGCAGTTGAACTATGACGCAGGAAAGAACAACTACACTATCGTTCCTAACGGAAGAAACATTAACGGCTTAAATGTAACCACAGTAGTTACTCCTCTTGGCGAGGTTGCCGTTGCTCTTATGGACACACTTCCTGCCGGAACTGCGGTTCTGTTCACTCCGTCTATCATGGCACCTGTGTATCAGCCGGTTCCTGGTAAGGGTAATTTCTTCCTTGAAGAACTTGCAAAAACCGGTGCAGGCGTTACATACCAGATTTTCGGTCAGGTTGGCTTGGACCACGGACCTGAATGGATGAGTGCGAAGTTCACTAACATTTCCACCGATATGCCTAGCATTATCGTAGCAGGCGCATCAACGGGGGAATAACAGGGTATAGCCTACGTGGTGGTTCTGACTCCTCTGGCTCAGTGAGTACAGAGGAGTCCACTGAGGTAGAGGAAAGCACTGAAACAAAGGCTTATACCTCGGAGGAATTAAATGCTATGACGGTTGCACAAATCAAGGCATTAGCAACAGAACTTGGTTATACCATTACTGCAACCACTAAGGCGAACATAATTGCCGAGTTCTTAGAACAGCAAGGATAAGGAGGCGAGGACAGTGGATTTAGATGTTGCAAGAGAAATCATCAATGATGAAACCCTGAGTGACAAACAACTCTCTGTCCTGCTCCTTAAAGCACAGCGACAGGCGGCTAATCATCATTTTTGGAGAGATAATGACGAACCGACAGAGGAGCAGTTGGAGAAATTCTACGCTCGTTATGAGTTCGAGATTTACGAAGTGGCAAGAGCCATGAACTCGGATGATGCCCGTGGTGGTCTTGTTTCACATACGGAGTTGGGTGTTTCACGAAGTTGGGGAGAAACCGGCAAAGAAACTGTGAACAAGGCCTTAGCTGCAATTCCTCCTAAGACCTATGTGGATTAGGAGGTATCTATGGCTGATTTAAGACTAAGGGATTTGCGAGCAAACCAAGTACCATTTTGGTACCAAACATTCTTGCGTGAGGATGATGAGTATGACGAGGACGGAAATCTTACCGGGGAAACCATTAAGGTGTATTCCAATCCGGTCAGAAAACTCGCAAGGATAAGTCCAAACTCAGGCAATGCAGAGGATTCTCCGTTTGGTAAGGACATTGTCTATGACAAGACGATTTCCACCGTACAAGACCTACCCATTGACGAGTTTACAAGATTGTTCATTGATATAGTTCCTGAGTTGAAAGAAGATGGCTCGACAGATACAGAGCCGGATTATGCCTGTGTTTGTCCTAAGAAAGACCTACATCAAAATCTGTGGGCGATTCGGAAGATTAAAGGGGCGGTGGCAGTATGAGAAAGATTTCCATTAACCCATTAGACCCCAAAAGCATAGACGAGGCAATTAAGGAATTAGAGGGAATAAAGAAATCTGTACATGAGGCGGCAGTTGAAATTGTAAAAACCCTTACGGAGTTAGGCACTGCCAAAGCAAAGGAACTTATACCGGTAGACACAGGTTATGCACAAGCATCCATTTTGGGGTATGTGCTTGACGAGGGCAGGATAGGTGTTATCAATGCAAGCGGCGAATACTGTGTGTATTTGGAATTTGGAACCGGCGTTAAAGGGCAGAGTAGTCCGCATCCTGATAGTGAATGGGAGGCAGAGGCAAGCAGATTGACCGGCGGTAAATATACCGGCTATCTGTCAGGAAAGCATATCTTCACGACAAAGGATGGCAGAGTTGGTTGGCTTTATCCGGGGGATGATGGAAAACTGCATTTTACCGAGGGTATAGATTCACAGCACTATATGTACGATACACTGCTCTATCTGAGGAGTAAGGTGGCGGAAGTGGCAAAGGAGGCCTTGGCAAATGGTTAAAGACAGAACCAATACCTACTATACGGGGTTATTTCAGACTTTGAAAGAATCGTATAGCGGAATCAAGGCGAGTCAGGTCTACAAGGCAACACCGCCGTCATTTCCGTATATGTACTTCAAACAGATAGGTGGTTCAACAGCATTAACCACATTATCCGGCACAGAGGACGGAGTAACCCTTGCATTAGAGGTTAAATTCTATTCCAATGTGTCAGCGAATGATGTGAGAAATATGGCTAATTTAGCGAGGGAATACATGGTAGAAACACTTGGCTTTACAGTTGATTATTTCTCCCCGGTGGAGAATGTAAGTGACTCAGCCATTTATCAGTTTCTTGCCCGGTTCTCAAAACTTGAAACATAACAAATTCATAAGGAGGTAACGAAGATGGCAAAGTGTACCAATAAGACTTTTCTTATGCACAAAGCGGCAGATGGGGATGCGTTTGCAAAACTTATCGACATTACTGAGTACCCGGACCTCGGTGGAGAAAAGGAGAAGATTGATGTAACAACTCTTTCCGACACCAAGAAAAGAACCATTAACGGTATCGAGGACACCGGAGATTTGCAGTTCAAGTCATGGTATGAAAAGGCTGATTACGAAAAACTGCTTGCTATTCAGGAGGCAGGAACTATCGACACATACCAGTTATGGTTCGGCGAAAACGGCGAAGATGGTATTTGGGAATGGTCTGGAATTATGGCTGTATATCCTAATACCGGCTCTAGCAACAATGCAAGAGAAATGACATTCTCTATCACAGACGAGGGTGCTGAACCTCTGCATTATGTGAATGAGTAACGCTACCGCTTAGTACACCAAAGGGGCGGCTCTAACACAGCCGCCTTATTCATTATAAGGAGGATTAAATCATGCTCGTTTTAGCAGGAAAGAAATTTGAAGTAAAAGAGTTGGATTTTACCAACATGGTTTGCGATTTGGAGGATAAAGGTGTTGATGTTATTGCCTTAATGAACGGAGATACCACAAAGATTTTCTCAGCGTCCAGAGCAATTGTTTCCGTATTAACCGGAAATAACAACATCCAGGAGTGCGGTTCTCTTATTACAGAACACATCAAGTCTGGTGGCGATTTCAATGACATTATGCAGTCATTTATGGAGGCTATGGAAAAAGCGGGTTTTGGGGCAACAGCGGAGCAGGAGGAAACAGCAGAGGAAGAACCTCAGACGAAGCCTGCGAAAGCTGCGAAGTAGACCCAGAGCAAGAGGAAGAACTTGCGAAATTTAGAAACTGCAAGAGTTTCACAGAACTTATAAATAAAGTCTGGTTGCCGTATGCAATGCTATACGGAGTGCCATACGAGTTGTTTTGGCACCTCAATCCGACAAAGTTAGAACCATTCAAAAAAGCCTATCTTTTGAGAAAGAAAGAGGAGGCCCGACTGCAGGATGTTTATGGTTGGGTATATGGCAGATATGTAATGGAGGCAATAGGGGCGGCATTTAGTAAAGAGTATTCTTATCCAGAATCCCCTCGAAGTGCCATGAAATCAAACGAGAATAATAAGCAAGTTATGACTGACGGAGCGAGATTTGCGGCATTTGCATTGGCGCACAGAAAGGCTCTTGAAGAAAAACGAAAGGCTTGATTGCGTGGGGGATAGGTTGACGAACCGAAAAGCACAGTCCGGTGTTTTCCCCCATGTTCTCATATTACGGACATAATCCACCTACGGACAAGGTAATGTGAGGTGGCAAGATATGGCAGATAGTAAGATTGATGGAATTATATTGGAAATCGAAGCCACTACTGACAAATCGGATGGTGGCTTAGAAAAAACTATAAAATTCCTTGAAAATATGAAAAAAGTAACCGGCGATATTGATGCTGACAAGTTGAAAGCAATTTGCGATAGTGTCAAGGGATTTGCCGGTATTGGAAATAAGTTAAAGAGTGCCGGAAGCGGAATGAGAGGTATCGCTACTTCGGTTAAGTCACTTTCGGACATTGATACCTCAAAACTTAGGGAAATTGCAAATGCAATAGAGAAAATCGGCAATTCCCTTGGAAATCTCGGCTCAAATAACAGAATAAACATAAAGATAGACTCCCAGGGCATCAAGGAGTCTGTTAAGCCTTTGGAAAAGGTCAAAGAGGATTTAGGCACTGTTGATACACCAAAGGTTGATATGTCCGGCTTTAAGAATGTTGCCGGTCAGGTTCAGGCAGCTACATCACAAGTACAGCAGAATACATCCGCTACTCAGCAGAATCAGGCGGCTATGAATAGTGCCACTGTATCAGCGCAGAATATGGCACAGGCACAGAGCAGAGTAAGCGCAACAGCACAGTCGGCGGCAAGCGGTCAGCAGGCTTTTAATTCGACTGTAAATCAGACAAATACCAACACTGCAAATGCGAAAATACAGGCACTTATCGCACAGATAAACAAATACAAAGCCACTATCAGCGGTATGGAAAGCGGCAAGGTTATGTTCGATACTGCTCAGTATTCAGAGGCAGTAAACGGCTTAAAGCAGATGCAGGAGGAATTTAATAAATTCAAAGAGAGTGTAAAAGAATCTCCTCAGACAATGGAGGACCTTGCGAAATCCGTTCAGTCAATAGGGGATGCCGCCGGAAAATGCGGACTTGACAAATTCTCCTCTTTATTGAGTGGAATAGCCTCTCTGTTGCCAATGATTGAGGTAGGTGGCGCAGCTGCAAATGCCGGATTTCAGTCCATGGCAGTCGGCTTACAAGCAGTACAGAGTGCAATTCCGATAATCGGAATCATTTTGACCCTTATTAGTGCTGTTGTAAATGCTGTCAACTCGGCGGCTCAGAAAATAAAGGCCATGATTAGCAAAATCGTAGCCTCTGTCAATTCGTTTGTAAATAAGGTCAAAAAGGGATTAACCATTGTCATTAACAAGATAAAGGAAATGACAAAGGAGTTTAAGGCGTCCATTGGTATTTCGGACGATACTTTCAAGGGATTGAGAAAGAAAATCGGCTCTGCAATCAGATTGTTCGGTTTTATGTTACTGCGTTCTGCATTTACGCAGTTCTTTGAATTTATCAAAACCGGTTTCGATAATCTCGTGCTTTACTCTCGTGAATTTGGCACTGAGTTCCATAAGAGTGTAAATCTGCTTTATGGCGATTTGAAGTGGATTGGAAACTCTTTTATGACTGCATTTGAGCCTATTCTGAATTATGTAACTCCGGCTCTCGATTTTTTGATTGAGAAATTGGTTGATGCCTCAAACGCATTAGCGCAGTTCTTCTCGGCACTGACCGGTCAGAGTACATATACAAAGGCAATTAGGCTGAATGAAGATTATGCTCAGAGTTTAGAGGACGCTGCTAAAGCCGCAAGCACTCTCACAACAGGCATTGACGAATTAAATATTTTGAACGAGAGTTCTGGCAGTAAAAATGACGGACAGACTGCTCCTGGAGATTCCTTTGTGACAGAGGAAGTAGAAAGTCCTTATAAGAATATTGCAGAAATGATTAAAGAGGCATGGGCCAATGCCGACTTTACGGAAATCGGCGCAATGTTCGGCACAAAACTCAAAGAGGCTTTAGAGGGGATTTCTTGGGATGGTATCAAAGGAACTCTCGAAAAAACTGCAAAGAGCATAGCGACATTCCTTAATGGATTCATGGGAACTCCTGGATTGTTCACAGCCATAGGAAAGACATTGGCTGAGGGCATCAATTCGGCGTTTGTAGCCTTGGATGGATTCGCATGGACTTTTAATTGGGATAGTCTCGGAAAAGCCATTACAGACTCTGTAGGCGGTCTTGTTGATAATTTGGATTGGCAGAAAATCCGAAGTTCTGTAAAGGGATTGGCAACGGGCATAGCATCCTTAATCAATTCTGTTTGCGAAGATACAGAAACGTGGGGTGGTTTAGGTACAGCAGTATCAAATGCCCTTAATACATGGGTTTTGTACATTGAGACAATTATATCCGAGTTAAAGTTCAACAATATCGGTACTTCTCTCGGAACAGCACTGAGTAATGCAATAACAAAGATTGACATTCCGGCACTTACCTCAGCCATAGGAACTGCATTTAGTGGTCTGTTCGAGGCGGGATTCAATTTTGCAAATGCGTTTGATTTCAGTGGCTTAGCAGATAGTATTTCTGGTGGTTTCAACAGTTTTCTTAACAGTTTGAAGTGGGAGGACTATATTACCATAGATGCTGAGGGAAAAGAACATTGGCACGCCGGAATTAAGACGGCTTTCAGTTTCCTTACATCAAGCCTTGGCACATGGATTTCTGAAACAATTACCGGCATTGACCCTGTTGCCTTAGGTAACACCATTGCAGAGGCAATCAATACGTTAGCAACCGGTATCGGAGATTTTGCCGAGAGTGTGGACTTTAAACAGATAGGCTCTAACATTGCCACGGCCTTATCTACGGCATTTAAGAATATTGATTGGAAGAACGCAGGCGAGGCAATCAACAGTCTTACATCAGGCGTGTGTACACTTATACAGGAGGTTATTGACGAAACTGATTGGAGTACCGCGTTGGCAGGAGTAGGAACAGCAATGGCACAGATTGATTGGGGAGAAATCTTCGAGACTGTGTTCTTGGCAATTTCAACAAAGTGGACTTATGAAAACATTTTCAAAGGTTTTAGTTGGCTTACTATCGGAAGCGGAGTGGTTTCTGGTTTCTTTGAGGGTATCGACCATTACCTCGATAATGTCGGAGAGTGGTTCTATGAGAAGCTTGTTGCACCTATTCTGAGTGCATTTGGCATAGAAAGCGGCGAAAGCAGCGAGGCAAAGGAAATTGGAGGAAATGTAATCAGTAGTTTCATTCAAGGAATAGGACAAAGCCTATTGCCGCCGCCTTTCGGCATATATGCGGAATTTGCAAAAGTTATTGAGTGGATTAAGCAAGTATTTGGATTAAGCAGTGGGGAATCCGCAACAGAAATGGTTGGAATTGGAGAGACACTTGTTGATAGCATACTTGCCGGAATGGGTGTCGATAAAGAAGAACTCAAAAAGACTGTTAAAAAGTTCTCCGGGGATTTCCTTGAAGAATGGGCGAAACAGAACCCTAAACTCAAATTTGCACTCGAATTTGCTCAAAATGTAACTGAGTTTATACAAGGGTTGGACGGAGAAACAGTAGACGGAATTGTGCTAAATGTGACAGCAAAATTTACCGAGTGGAAAGAAGATTTAGACGAGAAAGTTATCGAGTTCCACGCAAAAATGTCTACATGGGGAGACTATCTGCAAACCAAAATAATCAGTTTCAAAGCCAAAATGACTACTTGGAGTGACAACCTGAGTAGCAAGATTATCGACTTCAAGGCAAAAATGTCTACATGGCAAGATAGTCTCAGCAGTAAGATTATTGATTTCAAAGCCAAAATGACTACTTGGAGTGACAACCTGAGTAGCAAGATTATCGACTTCAAGGCAAAAATGTCTACATGGCAAGATAGTCTCAGCAGTAAGATTATTGATTTCAAAGCCAAAATGACTACTTGGAGTGACAACCTGAGTAGCAAAGTTGTCGGCTTCACAGCGAAGCTGACGGCGTGGAGCGATTCAATCCAAAGCAAGACTATAAGTTCGTGGACTGCAAAATTAACAGCATGGACTACATCATTTAGCAGCAAGACTATAAGTTCGTGGACTGCAAAAATGACATCTTGGAGTGATTCTTTATCAAATAAAACAATCAGTTTCACTGCTAAGATTACGAGTTGGATAGATGCTATTGCTAACAAAGTAATCGGTGGATTTTCGGCAAAGAAAGACGGTGGTGTTTTCCAACACGGCAGATGGCAGCCTATTGAGAAATTTGCCGGTGGTGGCTCTCCAAACCTCGGACAGATGTTTATTGCACGAGAGGCCGGTCCGGAACTTGTCGGTACAATCGGCGGCTCTACGGCAGTTATGAATAACGACCAGATTGTATCATCCGTATCGAATGGTGTTTACCTCGCTGTGTTGAGTGCTATGTCAGAAGTTATGGCTATGGGCGGTTCTGGTGGAAGTCAAGTAATTGAAACCCATGTTTCACTTGATGGACGAGAAATTGTAACACAAACAGACACAATCCGAAACAACAACGGATTTGCATTTACTTAAAAGAGAGGGGGAACTTCAATGCCTGCAAGATACAGTGGAATAATGTACATCAATGGTAGAGAATTTCCCTCTCCGAAAAGATACCCGGAAATGATAGTTTCAACGCTTGTTAATTCTGGGCGAAACGCACTCGGAGAGGTTGTGGGTCAGAAAGTTGGTAGGGACCAATACAAAATGAATAATATGGTATGGCCCCATTTAGATGCCGAAACGTGGTCTGCAATGCTAAAAGAATTTGAGAATTTCTATGTCACAGCAAAGATACCAGACATGGTTCATAACTGTTGGCTTGAAATCAAAATGTACCCCGGCGACAGAAGTGCGCAGCCATTCAAATTCGGAGAGGACGGTTTACCTACCGAGTATATCAACTGCAAGGTAAATATTATTGATTGTGGGGTGGTTTAATGCAGGAAGTAAGTCAGGCTTATAGAGACAGTATGAAAGAAAAACTGAGAAATCAGTCCTACATAAAAATTAACCTCGGAATTATCAATCAGGAGGCACAGAATAATGCGGAAATAGCAGACAAAAGCGGTCACAACTACTTTTCACAGTACGATATTTTCGGCACTCCTGATACATCACAGATTTATGCCACTTATGAAACCAACTTCGGCAAAGTGGATGGCAGTATGTATTTTCCACCGAAACCAGGAGGAAGTTTTTTCTACAACGGCATAGTCTCAAATACCATGGGAGGCTCGTTAAAAATATTATTCAACGCATTGCCTTTGGATATTAAAGGCCTCACGATTGATTTTGGAGATACATACCCTACGAAGTTTTCTATTGTAACAGATACCGAAACTGTTACCTACGAGAATGATAAGAGGGTGTTTGAAACAGAAGATACTTTCAGAGAGATTACATATTTGCACATTGTAACAGAAGAAATGCGTTACCCGGATAATCGACTGAGAGTTTATTCCATTCAGTTCGGACTTGGACTCGTATTTGATGGAAAAATCATCAAAGAGGCTACCATGGACGATTATTGCTCCCCTATCACGGAGAACATACCTCAGATTGATTTGACACTTATCCTTATCAACAAGGATAAAGCCTACAATGTTGACAATGAGGACAGTTTTATCAACTTCCTCGAAACCGGTCAGGAGTGTCAAATTTACTATGGTTACGATTTGGGTGGCGGTAACATTGAATGGTTACAAGGTAACAGCCTAAAAGCACACACATGGAACGCAAATGACGAGGAGGTAACTATCACTTGTGTAGATACCCTTAGATTGCTCACAGGAAACTACTATAAGGACACTATGCACGAGAATGGAATAACCCTTTTCCAACTCGCAATCAATGTTCTTACGGATGCCGGGGTAGAGCCGGAAATGTATTTTGTGGACGAATCCTTGAAAGATATTATCATTTACAATCCTTTGCCGAATGTTCCGTGCAAGAGTGCTTTGCAGATTATCGCAAATGCCGGATGCTGCTCTCTGAGACAAGACCGAAAAGGTGTAATCAGATTGGAACCGGCAGACACCCTTGGCATTGAGACTGATTTCGAGATTGACTATGGAGATATGCTTGAAAATCCTCTCGGACAGCAGTGTGAGAAGATAAGCGAGGTTAAGGTTTACCGAACCACCTACTCAAAGTCAACTCAGTTAGAGCAGTTGGTTACAGAGACATTGATAGTAACCAATGAACAGACAGAAATATTCTACTTCAACTCGCCGGTCTACAATTTATCTTGCGGACTGAGCAATGCGGCAAGCGGTCAGACCGTAAGGATTCTGAGCCAGGGTGCTTATTATGTTGAGGTAATATTCGAGGGATTTTCCTCTGAGACAAATATTGAGTTTTATGTGAATGGTTATACCTACATTCGTTCTCAGGCAATTACTACGAACAAAATCAACAACAGAGGTCTTACAAAAGAGTGGACGAATCCGCTTATCAGTACAGTGGCACAGGCACAAAGATTGGCACAGTGGCTTGGGAATTATTACAGAGCCGACAAAGAGTATTCCTATACTTATCGTGGAAATCCTGAGTTAGATACCAACGATATTATCAAACAGGAAAATCTCTATGTGCCGAACATGAGAGTCAATGTCCTGCAGAATAAGATAACCTATAACGGCGGTATATCCGGGAAAATAAGGACAAGGAGGATGGGATAATGGCATGGTCTACACCAAAAACCGATTGGTCCATATCCTATGATGAAAATGGTACTTACACCGGAGATTATTTCAACATAGGGGATTACAACAGAATCAAAGGGAACATAGAGTATATCCATACCCTTGCCAACATCATGTACGAAGATTTCAAGATTGCGGCAATGGCAGAAAAGAGTGGCGCAGACGATTATCCGTATGCGGAAGAAATCAACACTCTGGAGAATAACCTTGTTGTTCTTTGTGAAAAAACGGATTTCTTTTCAACAACTGCAAAGACCTACTATTCAAATCAGCCTTATCTCGATTATATAGAACTGAACCGAATAGAAAGTCTGATATATGAATTATATAAGAAGTTGCATAGTCAGGCAGAGGGCAGACGAATGTTTACCTTTATGCTTGGAGCAAAGGAGGTGTTTTAAATGGCTTGGGAATTGTTACCTACAAATTATGCGGATGCTCGATTTGATGGCCTTAGACAGTATTTGCAGATACAGAACGCCAACGGAACGCTGTCATTTGAGGATGTAACAGCCTATATTACGAAAGAAAACTCTTTCTTTGGGGCAAAGGACGCTAATGCCATAAACGAGGCTGTAAACGCCATTATGACAGCCCTGGAGAACGGCACAGACCTCTATACTGTATTTCAGGAGTTTTTTGAAAATCAGAAAGAGGCTTTTGCCGAGGAGTATGAGGCTGAAATCAACGCCATGCTCGCTAACGAATCTGCGAGAGTGACAGCAGAGAATGAGCGTGCGCAAGCAGAAAAAACAAGGCAGTCTCAGGAAGTGGCGAGACAGAACAACACAGCACAGGCAATTTCAGATACAAACACAGCAACCTTAAATGCGAACAACGCAACTGCAAAGTGTACTGCTGTTACTGAAAGAGCAGAGGAGGCGTTACAGTCTCAGGAGCAGTTGGACGCAACCTTAAATTCCGTTACAAAAATGGAAGAAAATATTGCCAAAATGGAGCAGACCGTTACTGAGGCACAAGAACAGGTTGCCGCTGACAAGGAAGAAATTGACGATACCATTAAGAACTCTCTGCTTGCATCCTCAGAAGAAATCTTGGCAAGCGTAAAAGATTATTTTGAGAGAGCAGAGGCACTTTACAACAGTATGTATCTGAACTGTGACGGAGAAACACCTAAACTAAGAACCATTACGCCAATCGTGATTGACGGCGGAACACCCGCTCAGAGGGCGATTGACGGTGGCATACATTTTGACGGCGGCACGCCAATGTCAAGGAAAGTAGCAAGTTAAGGAGGTAAAAGGCTATGGCAATGATAAGTCCATGTACCGGCACTACAGAGCAGTGGGCGGCGGTGGCAGGCTCACTTATCCTCAAAGAACGAGAGATAGGTGTAGAGATTGCCACGAGGGATAACGGCACTACATACACCATTATCCGACAGGGGGATGGAAATACCACATTCCTTGAATTAACCCCTATTTTCGACCAATCGGCATACGAAGATGCCTTGGCTGAAACAAAAAGCAACATGACCGAAGTAACAGCGTTCCGAAACAATATGAACTCCGCAACGGCGGCAGCAAACACAGCGGCAAACGAGGCCAACACAGCAGCGAATCTCGCAAACGCGGCGGCTGAGGCTTGCGAGGGAGCATTAACCGGAATGAATACTATGGTAGACACCGTAACTCAGAAAGCCTGTGTTCTCGGTATCGAAAATGGATTATTAACAATAAGGGAGGCATAACAAATGGCAAGTGGAGATTTAATCGCTCAGATTGCGGATGAACGTACCGCACAGAAGATTCTTAACGAAGTGCTGAAAATCAGTGCATCCGTATTAGATGCTTCAACTTTCGACTTCAAAGCCTTTTTCGAGGCAAGAGCGACAGGAGAAGTATTTACAACCAGATTTTACACTTATGAGACAAGTACATCCCCGGCAGGAGAGAAGTTAAACGCATCCGCCGGACTGAGGGCAGTTCCGTCAACGGAAACCGAGCAGAATGTGGATGATTTTGCTGCACGAAACGCTTTCTCCTATGTGGATTGTAACTTTATCTGCAACGAGAATGGCAAGAGAATACCATCAGCAATCGCAGGACAGGCGGGATTCTCATATTACGGAGCAAAGGATGTTGGTATTCTTACCCCTCCGACTTATTGGGGAATCGAGGACCATGGCTCATATTATGATGTGCATTTCTCAGACAAGAAACATCCTGAGATTAACTGCGATACACCTACCCCTTGGTGCTTGGATGATTTCGGCAATGAAATGGGATATGGTATCGTAACGAAATATTACGCCGGATATGTAGATGGAGTTCTTTACAGTTCGAGCGGCATTGCTCCGGCAGGATTCATTTCCCACAACACCGGCCATACCAATATGCAGAAAAAGGGAACCGGTTACAATGGCTCTGGTGCGGCAAGAACCGCATACTTACTCTGTATGCTTTGGATTAAGTATGCAACAAAGAACAGCCAGACAGTATTCAAAGGTTGCACATCATTCAATTTACAGAAGTTCGCGGCAACGGCAGAAAGCGGAGTGAAACACATTACTCTGAAAACCGCAGATGCCGCAGGATTTTATGTTGGTGCTTGCGTATGTCTCGGAGAACTCGGGGATGCGTCCGCATCCACAGATAGAGGTGGCAGTGCTACCTACAATATTGCAAACAGAGTTCTCATTTCCGGTATTGAGGCTGTGGACGATACATACACTCGCATTTATGTTGATGTTGAGGATTCTTTTGACACAACCACAACCACTTTGATTTCGTCAATGCCTTGCTTTAGTGGTACCACTGATAATGTTCTTGGAGCAGACGGCTATCAGTCCAATGATGCAAAGCACACTTTCAAACTGAATGGTGTAGAGGAGGGTATTGGTGCTTACTATATCTCTTTGGATGAAATCTGGAGTAAAGATACAGCAACAAAGGTTTCTTATTATGTGAGAAAAGGTGTTGCATGGTCTAGTTCCGCATCCGGCTACACAAAAGTTGCTGAATTTGACAAGGGCAACTATTCCGACTCTTGGTTTGGAGATATTGCGATTGACCTTGAAACCGGTGCTATCTACCCTAAGACCTACGGCTCTGGGGAATCGTTGGGTGTAGGAGATATGCACTACTATGGTGGAGATGGAACAGGGTTGAGAGAGGCATTACAGCGCGGGTACCTCGGGGGTGGCGGGAGTGCCGGCCTCTGCTTCTCGACGCTCTGGCACGCTCTTTCGTTTGCCTGGTGGTCCTTCGCGGTCTGCGTTTAATCGCACCTGCCCAGGGGTGAATTTGCGGAACCTAAGTGGAGCAAAGAGGGGCCTTCCCCTCAATAGAATTATAAATCAAATAGGACTTATCGCACAGCGCGGGAACCTCAGGAATGACGGGAATGCCGGCCTCTGCTACTCGAACCTCAGGAACGCTCTATCGAATGCCAGGTGGAACTACGCGGTCTGATTTTCTTCTACACTTTGAAGTGTGTGCGATATTTCGCCGGTGGAATCCGGTTTCCCCAAAAGGGAACTTCAATAAGAAACAAGGCAGGGACCGCCCTATGCGTGGGGCGGAGTGCTTGCTGAGGCAGGCATTGGGGTTAGTAGTAAAAACCGAACACCCCTCGGAGAAGAAACGAATTTATGAAAAGATATTGTAAGAATGTAGACCTTACAAATCGTGATTTAGTATATAGAGCCGTGCATGACTGCCTGTACGGTGGCAATGGCAAGAATAGAAAACCTAAGTTCGGCAGGAGAGATACTATCAATATGTTTGCCGAGTATTCTGGACTGCCGAAAGATTTTCTAAGAGACATAGCCAAAAGGAAAGAATATGGGTACTTTGACGGCATTATAAACACGATTGTAGACGGAATGATACAAGAGATAAAAGACCAAAATTATGTGATTAAGCCAATTTGGTACTCAGAGAAAGTGGATGGATGTTCCGGGAAAACAAGGAGAATAGGAATACAAGATATTAAGCAACAGTTATATGACTATGTTGCAGTTTACGCCTTATGGGAGGCTCTTTCAAAGAAGATAGGATATTATCAATGCAGTGCCATAAAAGACAAAGGGCAGCTTATGGGTGCGACTGCTGTTAAGAAGTGGGTGGATAACCACGAAATGCGTTGGGCGTGGAAAGGGGATGTACACCATTTCTACGAAAGCATTGATAGGGATAAGTTGAAATCACTCCTCAGAAAATGTGTCAAGAATGAAGCTGTACTGCATTTGGTGTTCTTTCTGATTGATACATTTGAGAAAGGACTTGCAATAGGTTCGTATCTATCACAGTACCTTGCAAACTTCTATTTATCTTATGCCTACCATTTTGCGAGTGAACAACTCTTTAAAGTAAGGAAAAAGAGAAATGGAACCGCCGAGAGAGTAAAACTTGTATACCATGTTCTGTTTTATATGGACGATATGCTGATTCTTGGCAAAAGTAAGAAAGATATAATGATGGCGGCAAGGCGATTAGAGAAGTTCCTTGATATAGAGTTGCATTTGGAACTCAAAGACGAGGGAGAGATAATCGACATGACAACCGGTTATATTGATATGATGGGATTTAAAATATCAAGAAAATGCGTAACTGTTAGGAGCAGAATATTTCTCAGAGCAAGACGAACATCCATAGAAATATTGAAAGCCGAGCGTACCGGCAAACAAATCAGTCTAAAAAAGGCGCGAACCATGACAAGTCGGTATGGATGGTTAGAGAATAGCGATACAAAACATTTCTGTAAAAGGAATGGTATATACAAGGCTATGGAAATAGCAAATAAAATAATAGGAGGCGAAAGTCATGCAGAAAATGAAGTTCGACACGCAAATGCCAGAGGTAGCAATTTACGACCTCGGCAATGGCAAGCAGGATGTTGTAATCCTTGTTAATGAGACAGTAACCACAGAACCGCAGTTCGTAGGCATGGAATCAGAGGAAACTCAGGAAAAGACAGTCTACGAATATGACGGTAATATCTTTCGTACTTGTAAGGGTATCACAGAGGAAGAAATACTCTCTGATATTGATTACTACCTGGATTACGAGGGAGATACCGAGCCGACACAGGAAATGATTGACTACGCAAATGAAATGATTGATGCGTACACCATTCAGTTAATCGAGGAGGGAACATTATAATGGCAAGAATATTGGTAAACAGTCTCAAAAGACTTTATGAGAATGGATTAAAAGGAAAAACACCGGCTTTGACAATCGAACAGATTGCAGAGCGTGTGGAAAAAGGGTCTATCACTAAGGAAGAATATCTCTATATCACAGGAGAGGAGTACCCTACCGAAGAATAATAGCACTTTAGAGCCGTGAGCCGAAAGAAAGGAATAATGTTATGGGAGAATACGAGATTATTGACAATCTATGTAGTATCTCCAACGAACTTCTGAGAATTGTTCAGAAACAGGCGGAGATACTTGCACAAGCAGACATTCCAGAAGATTTATCAAATTCTCTCAAAGAGGACAGAGATAGAGTGAGTGATAGGTTGGATGTAATGGAACTCAGATTAAGGAAATTCATATAGGAGGACACGGCAAAATGGTGGAAATACAGTTATGGCAGTTGCTTGCGGCAATGGGAGTTCCCACTGCTGCTACCGGATTTTTCGTTTGGCTTATCCAAAGAAAAATTGACAAGAGAGACAAAAAGGTAGAGAAACAGAGGGAAGAACAGCAGAAAAGGATGGATGAAAAAGAAAAGGCAAGAGAAAAATTTGAAATCCACCTTATTAAGAGCGTTGGTGCGGCAATCGCATTAGGCGAGGCCACAGCAAGAGCGGTGCAGAGAATACCGGATGCTAAGTGCAACGGAGATATGCACGCCGCCCTTGAATATGCTGAAAAGGTAAAACACGAACAGAAAGATTTCGTAAACGAACAGTTTGTGAAGAACATTTTTTAACGGAGGTATGCAGTATGGATAAACTTATTATTGGAATTGTCCTTGGAATCATACTTGCTGTTGCAGTTATTTTTTACATGAACCTAAGGGCATCCAGACATAGCAGAAAAAAGAAGAAAGTAAGCCTTGATACATACGCCAAGGTTATTACCACGGCAGTAATTATCCACGGAATGATACTCACATCATGGTCTTATGTGCTTTCTTCAATGGGAATGGACCCGGTTGTGGACGTTTCAAGCACTATCGTAAGGGAAATTGTTGCCCCGGTGGTAGTGTACTTGGCAACCAACATGATTATGAACATTTTTGAGAAAAACAAATTGAGTTTTTCAGTGCCACTAAACAGCACCATCATTTCAAAAGATGGAATCACAAAGACAGCCTCAGAGGACGAGGTTGTAGGATAATAAGGAGGACAAGCGATTATGGATGCAAACACAATGAGAACTATTATGTACGGACTATTTATCGCCCTTGCGGCAGTAGCAATTCTCACGGTATGGGTAAATATCGTGGTGCAGATTACGAAAAAGGTAATCACAAGTCCTAAGTTTCCGGTCCAGGCGTGGGTATTTATCGTTTCGGTAGTATCAACATTGGCAGTTATGGTTGTAGGCTGTAGCATCTTCAATTTGCCGATTTTAGGCTATTATTGGGCGGTGGCAGTATTTATATCGTTTATTGTGTGTTATGCCGCCATGTTCGGCTATGACAACTTGTATAGCCAGATTAAACAGTTAATCAAAACCATAGGAACTTTATTTAAGGATTTGTTCGGGGGCGAAACCAAATAATAAAGAGAGTAGAGCCATGAGCCGGGTACATTGCGTACTCGGCTCTTTTTAAATACAAGGGAGGTGTTACTTATGGCTTTAAGAGGAAACACAGTACAGGAAAGAATATGGAACTTTCTGAAAGACAAAGGACTGACCGAAAATGCTATTGCCGGTGTTATGGGTAATATTCAGGCAGAAAGTGGTTTCAACCCCAACAATCTGCAGAACTCTTACAACAAGAAACTCGGCATTACTGACGCGGAGTATGTGCAGAGGGTTGACAGTGGCAAAATTACGAGAAGTCAGTTCATATCAAGCGCACATGGCGGCTTTGGGTTCTGCCAATGGACTTGGCATACGAGAAAAGCCGGACTGTATGATTATGCAAAGAAATTAGGCAAATCAATAGGGGATGAAGAAATGCAGCTTGGTTTCTTATGGGTTGAGTTAAGTGGCGGCTATAAGGGAGTCTTAAACGCCATCAATGCGGCAAAGACAGTCAAAGAGGCCTCAGATATTTTTATGAAAAAGTTTGAGAACCCGGCAGACCAGAGTGCTACTGCATTAAATACAAGAGCAAAATATAGTCAGGAGCATTACGATAAGTTCTGCTCCAAAAAGGAGGAAACAAAGATGGGATATGAAAGACAAAAAACAGTAGACCTCGCAGTAAGTTGGGAGGGAAAGAAAGAGAGTGACGGTTCCCACAAGGAAATCATTGATATTTACAATACTCTGCCAACAGCACAACTTCCTCGAAGAACCAAGATGCTTTATACTTGGGCGTGGTGTGCTTGCACATGGTCCGCTTTGGCTGTAAAATTAGGCTATACACCGATTATGCCTATTGAAATCAGTTGTTATTATCTGATTGAGGCGGCTAAAAAAATGGGCGTATGGGTAGAGGATGATGCTTATGTACCGAAACCTGGGGATGCCGTGCTTTACGATTGGGAAGATAATGGTAAAGGCGATAACAAGGGCAACCCGGACCATGTAGGTACAGTTATCGAAGTGTACGAATCAGCCGGTTACATGGTAATCATGGAGGGGAATTACAGTAATGCAGTTAAGAGAAGAACATTATCTCTCAACGGCAAATTTATCCGTGGTTTTATCACTCCTAAGTACACCAATAACACTGTATCAGCACCTAAGTTAGAGTCTGGTAAGAGTGTTGAAACAATCGCAAGAGAAGTTATCTCCGGCAAATGGGGAAGTGGTACTGCTCGTAAGACCGCATTAACCAAGGCCGGTTATGATTATGCAACTGTTCAGAAGAAAGTCAATGAAATTCTGAATGGCGGAGCAGTTACTACTACAAACACCACTCAGAATCAGTCACAGACCGTCAAGAAGAAAGTCACTGCTACTTGTAGTGCTAAGAAGAAAGACACAAGCCTTAAAGGTACATATAAGACTACTGCAAATCTCTATATGAGAAATGATGCCGGAACCAATATGAAAGCACTTGTTGTTATTCCTAAAGATACACCGGTACAGATGTACGGCTACTACAATGTTGCAAACGGCAAGAAGTGGTTCTATGTTCAGGTAACGATTGACGGAGTGCAGTACACCGGATTCTGTTCAAGTGCATATTTACAAAAAGCATAAATTGGTGTAGAATGGTGCAAGTCGGAGAAAGATTATGATAGTAATATACCCGTAATATACAAAACACTCCGAAAACGGCACAAACACTGGAACCTTGTGCTGAGGCTATGTTAGCACAGGGTGTTGTGTAAAAACAAATACGAACCCCGGAAACATTGGATTTCCGGGGTTTTATTGTGCGTATTTTTTGGGTAAGTATTCGTTGATTGGTGCTGATTTTTGATAGTAATATACATATAATATACGAGTAAGATACAAGTAATATACAAGCCGTTTTGCATAATATACGCATAATATACACGGATTTTTGGGGTGTTTGCCGAGTAATTATGCAATAAAAAAAGGGGATTTCTCCCCTAAATTTTATTGACCTCCTCTATAAGCTGCGGAATGGTTTTGTGCGTATACACGCCCTTGGTTACATCATTCTTCATGCTATGACCCATTATGAGTTTCAGGCACACTTCATTCGCACCAACATTATCCATGAGTGAGGCAAAGGTATGTCTGCCGTCATGCGGTAGGTGTTGCATTTGCAATCTGTTCATTACGGTGTTAAAGTTCGCACTGACATAAGAACCGTAGGTGTAGTGATTGCCATATTTGTTATTTACCAAGAATCTCTTGTTTTTGTCATAGCGATTCTTGATAAGAGGCAATATCTTGTCAGCAATAGGGATAACCCTATCAATGCCGGCCTCTGTCTTAATACCACCAATCATATACTGTTCGTCCAGATGCACATTATCCGTGGTTATCTCCAGAAGTTCCGTAGGGCGCAGACCGGAATAGATTGTTATGAGAATCAAATCAACATTATTCACTACATAAAGATTGGCCCAAAGGACAGCGATTTCCTCGTCAGTGTACCTACTGTGGATTTGTTCTGACGGTTCGACCCAAGAGTACACAAAGAACTGAGACAGGTCCTTTTCTATGTAGTTATTCATAAGAGCATATTTGTACATATTATTCAGGACTGTTCGGATGTTTGATACAGTGGAATTTGATTTACAAGTCCATTTATTGATACATTCCTGAACTTCATCCGTCCGCAAAGCATTGAATTTCTTGTGGTGCAAATCAGCCAAGTGGTTAAAGGCAATCTCGTAGTTCCTCCATGTGCTTTTGCCGATTTTGTCCGGCAGAGAATTTCTGTACCGTTTCCACTTATCGTACATTTCTGCAAAGGTAGGAGTTTCGGAAAATCTTATATGTTCAGGGATAACCTCAGCATTATTTAATTCTGCCAGATAAGAGTATGCTCGTTCTTGCTTTTCAAAATACTCTAGGTATTTGAATGTTTGCCGAAAGACCACCGCATACTCATACCCCTCTGTTGCCATCATTTTTTCGGCAAAGTCCTTTACACTATCGGTAGCAATAGCGGACCATACCTGGTCTTTCTTTTTCCATTTGAAATTATGTCTTTTGAAATCATACCGATAACCGGATTTCAATTCTTTCGGAGCATCAATTTCGACATACTCCATGATTTCGGAAGTTCGTACTGCATAAGGTTTCCGGCGTTTACCTTTCAGTTTGATTACACTTCCATAGCCATTAGGCATACGCATAGCATCATCCTCCTTAAAAATGGGCGCAAAAATGCCCGGTAACTTGAATTTTTACCGGGAAGATGATATAATGCAAGGTGTTCAGTCGAGCATAGTATCGGCTTGCCGGTATTGTGTTCTTCAAAAGTCCGTTTCTGCCACCAACAGAGACGGATTTTTGTTTTTAATACTTTCTTCTGTTCTCAACCACTTTTCCTACGATAAGAACAGGTTTCTCCATGATTTCCTCATTAGAGTAGTACATAGGCTCATATCTCGGATTAACAGGCATAAGTCTAATGCCATTCGCATACTTTACAAGTCTCTTGCAAGTACCGGCATCCCCATTAACCAAAGCAATGACAATATCTCCGGTTTCTGCGGTTTCCTGCTTTCTTACGATAACTACATCAGAGTCCTTAATTTCCGGCTCCATGGAATCCCCTTTGATTTTTAGACCAAAGAACTCTCCAGAGTGAGCCATTTCCTCAGAAATTTCTTCATAATCAATAATATTCTCAATGGCCTCAATCGGAATACCGGCGGCAACATGACCGACAACCGGAACACGGATTGCTTTCTTGGTTATTACCTCAGATACATCCACGCGAGAATTATCATCAAGCATAGCGAACAATTCATCAAAAGACATAAACATAGCGTTTGCTGCTTTCTGTATATATTCAATCGTAGGCACAGGTGCTTTGCCCGACTTTGGATTAACATTCTTTTCGAGCATAGATATGTAGCCTTTGCTGATACCACTGACTCTTGAAAAATCATCCATGCTCATGTGATTAGTTTCCCGGTAGTTCTTAATGACTTTCCCTAATGTCATAGCCTTAACCTCCTTGTAAATTGTTAAGTCTATTATACACCACCAAAACAAAAATGTCAATTTTATTGTTAAATGTACTTGACAATTAAAGTTCAGTCTGCTAAACTCTAATTGTTCAGTCGAGTAAACAAAGAGGAGGTGGTTAAGTGGCATACAAAATCAAAGAACTCAGAGAGAAGAAAGGTATTACACAGACTGAGTTAGCGAAAGAGTCCGGAGTAAGCAGAACTACGATAATTCTGCTTGAAAATGGGGAAGAACACGAACCCAAAGTAGGAACTCTGAAAGCGATTGCAAATGCTTTGGGTGTTCCGGTAAGCAAATTATTTTGCTAAAAATGTTTAGTAGAGTGAACACAGAGTTGCAATCCACCAACGAACTCTGTGCAAGTGAAACGAACAAGCGTCAACGGAGGCAAAAAAATGAATGAAATAAGAGTAACATCAAAAGTTGCCGCTAAAGAGTTGCACATGGATGTAATTACACTTAGGGAACTGATGAAACGGAATGAATTACCCATAGGCTACGCATTAAAGCGGGAGGGCAAGGGTAAATACCATTTTTACATTTACAGAGGTCTATTAGACAAACACAAAGAGCATCTTGGTATAAGTTAAATATCCCGAAAGGGTGTTTATACATATTTTCGAGGAAAGGAGAAGAAAAGACCATGACAAAAGGTACAGTCAAGTGGTTCAATGCGCAGAAAGGCTTTGGCTTTATCACAGCAGAGGACGGCACAGATGTATTTGTTCACTACTCCGCACTGAATATGGACGGATTTAAGGTAGTTGAGGAAGGACAGGCTGTTGAGTTTGATGTTGTTGACGGAGCGAAAGGTCCTCAGGCAGAGAATGTAACACTTATCTAATAAAACCAAGGGGCAGGACAGCCTCTTGCCCCAAAACTCTTATGAAAGGAGCAACAGAATGAAGATTACTAAAATTGTAATCAAGAACTTGTTCGGAATTTCCGAACATGAGGCAGACGGCAAATCCGTGGAACTTATCGGCAAGAACGGAACCGGCAAATCGTCAGTCCTTGATGCTATCAAATATGCCCTTACCAACAGTTCTGACCGCGAATACATCATCAAAAACGGCGAGAATGAGGGGGAAATCTTTATTGAGACAGACACCGGATTATCTATTGACCGCAAGGCGAGAGTAGCAATGTCCGACTATAAATCTGTTAAGCAGAATGGCAACACTGTGACCGCCCCTGAGGCTTTCTTAAAGACGATTTTTACACCATTGCAGTTATCCCCTATGGAATTTATTGCAATGGATAAGAAAACTCAAAATGCAACCATTTTGAACATGATTCAGTATGATTGGAATTTAGAAACAATCAAGGGTTGGTTTGGGGAACTTCCGCCGGATGTGAACTATGAGCAGAATATCCTTGCCGTACTGAATGATATTCAGGCAGAAAATGGCCCTTACTACATGAGACGCAGAGATATTGACAGAGATATTCGTGCTAAGAGGGCGATTGTTGCCGACATAGGCGATTCACTCCCTATGGATTATGACGGAGCGGCTTGGGAAAGTGCAAATCTCTCAGAACTCTATACGGAGATAGAGAAAATCCGTAAGGAAAATGAAACAATCGAAAAGGCAAAACGCCTCAGAGACAGTTTTGATGGAAAAATCCGACAGTTCCAGGCAGACAAAGAAATTGCCATTGCCGCACTCGACAGAGAAATGGCGGCAACGGAAAAGGACATTGAAGCTGAGTTATCTTCCTTAAAGGAGAGAATCAAGGCTTTAGAGGAGAAAAAAGCTGGACTTTCCACAACCAAAGCAGACCGCATGAAAGTAATTGAGAGCGAGTATAAGGAAAAGGTTGCTGCATACGATTCTGAAAGAAATTCCTATGCTGAATACGCCGACAAGGAAACTCAGCCGGTGGATGAACTTCTTGCAAGGGCATCTGAGACAGAGAAGATGAAAGGCCATATCAATGAGTGGAAACGAATGTTATCCATTCAGGAGGATATTGAGGAGTTGTTAAAGCAGTCCAAGAGCCTTACCGACAAAATCGAACTCGCAAGGTCACTTCCGGGAACTATCTTGGAAACAGCAGTTATTCCTATTGAGGGATTGTCGGTTAAGGACGGAATACCTCTTATCAACGGACTGCCGGTAAGCAATCTGTCAGAGGGAGAGAAGTTAGACCTTTGCGTGGATGTGGCAATTCAGAATCCAGAGGGATTGCAGATTATCCTTATTGACGGAATTGAAAAACTGTCAGAGGAGAACAGAACTCGACTTTATAACAAGTGCCGTGCGAAAGGGTTGCAGTTTATCAGCACTAGAACCACGGATGATGATTCATTAACAGTTATCGAACTTTAGGAGGAACAAACAATATGGCAGACAAGAATAATATGGATTCTTTACTCAAAACCATGGCTTTAGCAAGCCTCATTATGGGTAGTGATACAAAAGAGGTAGAACTTGATGTTGTGAATGTAAAAATCACAGCAACACCTATCGGCTTACAGGGTGGCATTGAGGCCAACAAGGGTTTTATCAAAGATATTCCCGGTGCTGAGGAATGGTTTGAAGAAACACAAAAGGTACTCAGTCCTATCATTTGTGAACAGACCTCTAAGTTATCCAAACTCATGTGCAAACATTTCGGTGTAGAAATGCGCGAGGTTAAAGCCGACAGTTTTTCGGATTTTCTCGGAAAACTGTTCGGGGGGGGGTACAGAAAGCATTGATTAAAAATTATTCTCCGTCTGCCATTGCCTTGTCTTGGTAGACGGAGGCTGTTGCCAATCTTATATCACAAAGGGGTATGACCCCTCAATTTAAAAAGGAGGAAAAAGTGATATGGCAACACAAGACAAGAATTACTTAGTTGTAGTACACAACGAATTAGGTGCAAGCCTTGATAAACAGGTAGCAGCATTGCCGGACAAATTCAATAAGCAGAGATTCATGCAAAATTGTATGACTGTTCTGCAGGACGGCAACGCAGACTTTTCCAAGTGTGAGCCTAAGACCGTTGTAAGAACACTGTTAAAAGGTGCATTTCTCGGATTAGATTTCTTCAATGGAGAGTGCTATGCAATTCCTTACGGCAGTTCCTGTCAGTTCCAGACTGACTACAAGGGAGAAATCAAATTGGCAAAGAGATATTCAAGCACCCCTATTCAGGACATTTATGCAAAGGTGGTTCGCGAGGGGGATGAATTTGAGGAAACTATCGACAATGGTAAGCAGTTTGTGAATTTCAAGCCTAAAGCGTTCAATGATGGAGAGATTATCGGTGCATTTGCGGTAGTTCTCTACAAGGACGGCTCTATGATTTATGACACTATGAGCAAGGCGGAGATTGAGCATACCAGACAGGCTTTCTCTAAGGCAGCCAACTCTAAGGCATGGAAAGAATCATACGGAGAAATGTGCAAAAAGACAGTTCTTCGCAGACTTTGCAAACTGATTGACCTTAATTTCGATACTGCGGAGCAGTGCCAGGCATTTGAAGATGGCTCAGAATTTGATGTAAAGGGTCAGCCGAAAGAAAAGTACACAGCACAGAATCCTTATCAACAGCAGCCGGAAAACGCCGGAGATATTATTGACGGAGAGTTCCACGAGGTAACTGAGAATGAGTAATGGATTTGTGCTTACCTCTGAGAACTATTACAGTTCGGAGGCAAATTGGAAGTATGTTTCCGCATCACAGTATAAGGATTTTTGCGGCACGATTTCTAAGTTGGGTTGCGAAGCCTGCGCCATGGCAAAACTCAGAGGAGAGTTTGCAGATGTGGAAACAACGGCATTGTTGGTAGGCAGTTATGTAGATGCTTATTTCGAGGGTACATTAGCCACATTTGCGGCACAGCACCCGGAAATCTACTCAACCAGAGGAAAGACCGCTGGAGAGTTAAAGAGCGAATATAAGCAGGCAACCATTATGATTGACCGTGCTGTTAGGGACCCTCTGTTTATGCAGTTCATGGAGGGACAGAAACAGGTAATTATGACCGGCGAGATTGAGGGTGTTCCGGTAAAAATCAAGATTGACAGTTTTGACGGAATTAGAATTACTGATTTGAAAACTGTTAGGTCTATTACGGAAACATTCTACGCAAAGGACCTGGGGCAGAGACTTAATTTCGTGGAAAATTGGGGATATGACATACAGGGTGCGATTTACAGAGAAATCGTCCGTCAGAACACCGGCGAGACACTTCCGTTTTTTATCAACGCAATCAGCAAAGACAAGACGGACAATATTCCACATCCGAGAATTAAGGTTATTGAAATTCCACCTATGGTAATGGACGAAAAACTCATTGAGATTAAGAGGAACATTACCAAGATTCAGGACATTAAGACCGGCGAAATGGACCCGTTAAGATGCGAGGTATGCGATTACTGCGCAGACACAGAAGTATTAGACGGACCTATTTCAATGGATATGCTCATGGGGGATATTTGATGAAAGACTCAATCATAGTTGATATGAAGTATGCGGACTATGACATGATAAGTGGCGAGCCGAATGTGGAGAGACACCATGTATTCGGTGGCCCGGATAGAACTAAATCTGACGAGGATGGGTTGTGGGTGCCTTTAACCTACGCCCATCATCAAGGAAACATGAGCGTGCATAGAAACAAGGAAATGAAAGTGCTTATGCACATTATCGGTCAACTAGCATACGAACTGAATGAGGTTGCTGCCGGCCTCACAAAAGAACAGGCAAGAGAGAAATTCCGCCGCAGATACGGCAAATCATTTTTGTGATAGGAACTCATAGAGTAACTATACATTATTCTCTGGAAAGGAAGTGAGAACATTGGCAAAAGAGAAATTAACATTAGCCTCCATGTGCGGAGGCGGCGTGCAGGAGCGCATTAACAGATGCCTTGCCAAAATCTCGGACAACATTCTCGACCCCAACACCGAGGCAAAGAAAAAGAGAACTCTGACTATTCAGATTACCTTTACCCCGGACGAGGACGATAGAGAGGATGTTTCTGTGGATGTGGCTACAAATGTGAAACTTGCCCCTGAAACCGGATTATCTACTCAGTTGTGGATTAACAAGGATTTCAAGAGTGGCGAGGTTAGTATCACAGAACACGCCAAAGGGCAGATTAAGGGGCAGCTTACCCTTGATGAACTCGGCATGGAAACAAAGCCTGAGAGCATGGAGCCTCCTACAGCAGAGGAACTTGGTTGCGACCCTGAAACCGGAGAGGTTATCGAACCGGAGAAAAGTGAGAACAAAGGTATTCACAGAGTTGTGGATATGAGAAAAGTAATGAATGGCTAGGAGGACAGCATGGAAGTAAGAAACGCTTTAACAACGCAGAAATACACAAAGGTATTTTGTGAGGATAAAGAGAATCAGCAGTATGGCGCACCGCATCATTTTGAGGTACGCAAGGCTGAAACCGGAGAGATTTTGCAGACTGTTGATTTTCAGTGCGGACCTATTAAGGAATGCGGCGTGAATGGTCTGAATAATGAGGATTTACTTCTCATGGTACTTACCAGACTCAACGCTTTTCAGGACACAGAGTTTAAGTGCCGCGAAAATGCCCTTGCAATTACCAAAATTGAGGAATCCCTTATGTGGCTCAGAAAACGCACTACGGAGCGTGAAATGAGAAATGTAGAGGGTACTCACACAGTTTAAGAGGAGGCAATATGTTAGAAAAAGCAATCAACAAGATTTTATCCTTGGCTGCTCCGAACATTCAGGTCATTAACGATATGAATTGGAGCGATAAGGAACTCCACCGCATTAACGAAGATTTGAGAGCGAAGTCCATTTCCATGAATAGCCTTTCAAGTCTCGTGGATTTCATCAAAAATGCGGAAGATTTGAAAAACGGCATGAAGTACATTATCCAGGTGGTTTCCCCTACGGAAGTCAGACTGATTTCAAGTTTGGACGCAGACCGTCAGCGCGAAACTCTGGTGGAAGTATCTGCCGAAGTTCCGGCTTTCCGTTACGGCTCATACATTCCGAATGAGGAATTTATCATTGGAGTACAGTCGAAGTTCATGGATTCGGATGCAGAGCAGAACGATAAGCCTGTTATTTTGAAGTTTGCAGGCAATGTCAAGTCCGGCACCGTTGCAGAATACGGAGATACCGGCGTAGGGCAGAAAGCAACTGTTAAAATGGGTGCGGCATCCCTTTCCGAAGTGGAAGTGCCTAGTCCTTGCTACTTAAAGCCTTTCAGAACCTTTACAGAAGTGGACCAGCCTATGAGCAGTTTTATCTTCCGTGTCAAGGATGATAGAAACCTCGGCGTAGAGTTTGCTCTGTTTGAGGCAGACGGCGGTGCATGGAAGAACGAAGCAAAAGCCAACATTAAGGCATACTTTGAAAAAGAGTTAGCCGGTGTTGAAAATGTATTCGTGATTTCCTAAGAGAAACTATTAACAGGTATCTGTGTTTTATCTCCTAAGATTGGTCTCTGAGGAATGTATATCACAAAGTCACAGAAAGCCATTGGTAGTTACCTCTTTATCACGATTGATTAGTTGAATGGTATTGGTTAAGCGAACCCAAAGAAAGAGCCGTCATTTCGGTGGCGGCTCAATTAAAAAACAAAATGTTTAGCAGACTAAACGGAATGGAGGTTGATTCTGTGAATGAAATGATACACATTGGCAATTCTGAAATTTCAATCAAAGAATATAACGGACAGAGAGTAGTTACTTTCAAAGACATAGATACAGTCCATGGCAGACCGGAGGGAACTGCCAGAAAGAGATTTGCAGATAACAAGGACAGATTTATTGAGGGAGAAGATTTCTTCAAAGTCTGCCCGTCCGAAATACGGACAGCCAAATTATTTGATATACCAGACAAAGCCACAACGGACTATGCTCTGATAACCGAGCAAGGGTATCTCATGTTGGTTAAATCATTTACGGATGATTTGGCATGGGAAGTACAGAGAAGTCTTGTAAACACCTATTTTAGAGCCAAAACGGAGCGTTCTGAGTTATCTCCTCAGTTGCAGCTTATATATGCAATGGCAGACAACCAGGCGAGGGTCGAAATGGAGCAGAAAAGACTTGCGGAACAGGCAAGGAGAATCGAGCAAAAGGTAGAAACCATTCAGAATATCATGGTTGAGCCTATTGGCGATTGGAGAAACGAAATCAATAAGAGGGTAAGGGATATTGCCATTTCGTGCAATATGCCGTACCAGACTTTGTATGACAAGATGTATGCAGAGTTGGAAACAACGGCGCACTGTAGCCTTAAACGATTGCAGGATAATAAAACTGACCGCATGAAGAAAGCCGGAAATACCAAGACGGCGATTAAGAATGAGACTACGAAGATTGCCATTATAGAGGAAAAACCACAGTTGAAAGCCATCTTTGAGAGCATAGTTAAGAGATATGCCATGGCCTACTGTTGAAAGGGGCATATACATGACACATAAATTTATCATCAAGGGCATTTATTACGGCAAAAACCGAACTTTCCCCGATTTGAACGATTATATTGCCGCTTGCAATAAAAGTCCTCAGCACGGGGCGAAAATGAAACGAGATTACCAAATGATTGCCTCTAACGCTATTCGTTATCAGTTAAAGAGATTGCAAATACGAAAGCCGGTCCGAATACACTACACATTCTATGAGGCAGATATGCGCAGAGATTTCTCCAATGTAGGAAGTTTCGGCACAAAGGTAATTGAGGATGCCTTACAGAAGTGTGGAGTGCTGAAAAACGATAATCAGGCGTGGGTTAGAGGGTATACACATGATTTTGAAATCAGTCCAAACAATCCAAGGATTGTAGTGGAAATTGAGGAGTTGGAGGAGGGTATATTCAGTGAGTGAGAAAGAAAAAAAGTATTATTGGCTCAAACTTCCGAGAGACTTCTTTGGTAAGCACTACATAAAAATTCTTCTTGCAAAGGAAAACGAAGAATACGGCAAGGAATACGGCAAAATGCTCATGCTTTTCTATGTGTGGATGCTTACTGAGTCCATAGACCATGAGGGCAAGCTGCGATATTCGGAAACAAAACCGTACAATGAGGGATTGTTGGCTGATACATCACACTTTCCGTTACAACTTGTTACAGAGGCGTTACACATTTTTACAGATTTGGAACTTGTGGTTACAGAAAGTGACGGAACACTGTTTTTACCAAAATCTTTGAAAATGATTGGGTCAGAATCCGGCTCTGCTCAGAGGGTAAGAGACTACCGAAATCGAAAAAAAGAAGAACAGCAAACCTCTGAAAGTGCAGAAAACACTGAAAAATCCAAGGATTGTTACACTGAAACAAGTGGTAACGAGGCGAAACAAAAGTGTAACACAGAGAAAGAGTTAGAGAAAGAGATAGATAAAGATAATATTAAAGATATTGTCGGGCAAGCACCGACACCACCACCTTACAAGGTCATTGTTGACTATCTCAATCAGAAAACCAACTCTCACTACCAAAGCACTACAAAGTCTACTCAGACAAAAATCAATGCAAGGATTAAAGAGGGAGCAACTATTGAGGATTTTATGTTGGTTATTGATTTAAAGAGTTCTCAATGGATGGGAGATAAGAAAATGGAGGCATACCTTAGACCGGAAACATTGTTTGCCGCATCCCATTTTGAAAGTTATCTCAATGAGGCAAAGCGCAGTGTGGCAGCCAAACCGAAACACTCCGGCATCAGTCAGAGATTGGCGGCAGAGGTATCGGTGGATGTGGACGAAAGTTCTGATTTTGATTAAGGGAGAGTGAAGTTGATTGGAGCAAAAAGAAGTATGCCCTATCTGTAAAGGAGTGGGCGTGATTATGTACGAGAAAGACGGCTACCAATACGCAAAGGATTGTGAGTGCAGAGAGTTAATGTTGGCACGGCAGAGAATGGAACGCAGTGGAATTTCCGAGGAGTTCCGGGGCAAAGGATTTAAGAATTTCAATGACAGAGGCATGGATGTTTTGAAAAAGGCAAAGGCCATAGGCATTGATTACTGCAAAAAATTCCCGGAGATAAGGAATACACGAAGAAATTCAGTGCTGTACCAAGGGCAGGTTGGTTCCGGCAAAACTCACTTATCCATAGCAATATGCAATGCAATCATGGATAAACACAAAACCGGTGTGGTGTATATGCCGTATCGAGAAGAAATAACGAAGATTAAGCAGTGTGTGACGGACGAAATCAATTACAATCAGGCGATAAGTCGATTCAAGAACGCACCGGTGCTTATGATAGACGATTTGCTGAAAGGCAAAAGCACGGAGGCGGATGTGAATATTCTCTTTGAGATTATCAATCACAGATACCTCAAAAATCTGCCTATGATAATTTCCACAGAAAAGACCACGGATGAACTGTTGGATTTTGACGAGGGAACAATGTCAAGGATAATCGAAATGGCGAGAGGACACCAGATTGAGATTGTCGGCAGAGAGTACAATTATAGGCTCTACGGAGATTAGAAAAAAGTAGGAGGAAAGGGTGTGCGCACATAATCCTGGGAACCTCTGAAATAGAATGAGAAAGTTATCGTACAAGGAAATGAGAGAAAAAGGTCTTTGTACTAAATGCGGCAAAGAAAATCCCACACCAGAGAAATCAATGTGTCCTATATGTGCTAAGAAAAATTCAGAGAATCGCAAAAACAATAGGGAGTACAGACGAAAAATCGGTGTATGTACGAGGTGTGGCAAGAATAAAGCAGAACCGCACAAAAAATTATGCTTAGAATGTCTCGGAGCAGACCAAGACCGATATGCAGAGAAAAAGGCTACTGACGAGCAGAGAGAAAAAGATAAATTGAGAAAGCGAGAATTGGCCGAAGAACGCAGAGAAAAGGGTCTATGCACCAGATGCGGCAAACACACCACGGAAAGCGGTGGAATTTGTAGTAGATGCAAGGCTTATCTCAAAAGGTACAGAGATAACCATAGACAAGACATAATGCGCTCCGAAAGAGCAAATTACGGAATTTGCTATATATGTGGGAAAGCCAAGGTAATGAAAGATAAAAAGGTGTGTCCTGATTGTTACGAAACAAGGCTAAAAACTCTCCCGGCAATGTGGGCGAATCCGAATAATGAATATTTTAAGCAACTCAACTATGCGAGATATTGCATGGTAAAGAATCGAAGAAAGCAAAACAAAGGAGGTTGTAGTTGATGGACCAGATTTCATTATTTGATATATGGTATGAAACCTACAAAGTTGATAAACCGGTCCGATTGATAGAGTTATTTGCCGGAGTCGGCAGTCAGGCAATGGCATTAAAGGTATTAGGAGTTCCTTTTGAACACTATCTTATATGCGAGTGGGAGGCTCATGCGACTGCATCCTATAAGCAAATTCACATGGAAAATGATAATACGGACTACAGTGCAGAATTGACGGACGAGCAGTTGATTGACATTCTCTCAGACTTGGGAATATCTGTGGACGGAAAGAACCCTCTTTCACGAAAGCAGATAGCAAGCAACTCATACGGAGAACAGTGGCGTAGAGAGTGCTACAACAACATTAAGGCAACTCACAATCTGGTTAATATCATGGCTGCAAAAGGTTCTGATTTGGGAATTGTCGATACAGATAAGTTCGTTTACTTACTTACTTACTCATTCCCTTGCCAAGATTTATCATTAGCCGGAAAAATGAAAGGCATGAGTAAGGGAAGTGGCACACGTTCCGGTCTGCTGTGGGAAGTTGAGAGACTTCTTAATGAAACCGAAAATCTGCCGCAGATACTTCTCATGGAGAATGTGCCTCAGGTCATTTCGGAGCAGAATATTGATGATTTCCATAGTTGGTGTGATTTCCTTGAAAGTAAAGGGTATAAGTGCTATACGCAGGTACTTAATGCCAAGGATTACGGTGTTGCACAGAATAGAGAAAGATGCTTTATGGTATCAATTCTCGGAGATTTCAATTATAAGTTTCCACAGCCAATACCCCTTGATAAGACCATGAAAGATTATTTAGAGCCGGATGTTGAGGAAAAATATTATATCAAATCCGAAAAAGCACAGCAGCTTATCGAAGAATTGAAAAGTAGCGGTCAGTTGGAACGCGCTTTCAAGGGCAAATCAGGAACGGAAGAAAGTAATATGTATATTCCAAAACAAAGTATTGACGAAATGGATTTCGTAGATACAATCCCTGAGAGAGAGAGAGAGAGAGAGAGAGCAGGCCTGCGTTGACGGCTCAATCAATCAGCCAAAGGCAAGAGACACCGCAAACTGCATTAAGGCAAGATACGATGCCGGAATCTCAAACTTACGCTCAGATGGAACACTCGTTGTTGACCGCCAAACTTAATTATACCCGGATTGAGACTGTTGGTAACTCATGTGCAAAAACTTTAATGGCAAGGGATTATAAAGGGTTTGGAACTGGTTTCGACACGCAGAACGGAGTAATAGAGAAAAATGAGTGAACGATTTTTCAGACAAGCAATAGAAACTCTGAATAATAACGATTGTGAGCCGGGAGATATTATAGATGCTTATAATCAGAAAGTTATTCGGGGGGGGTATCGCCTACTATTACAACAAGGCCAGAGGGTTTCAAAACAGCCATTTTGGTAGTTGTGGAGGATAAAGGAACATGGCAGACAGAATAATTGTAATTGGCTCTTTGAACCCTGAAAAGGAATGTCAAGATAGAGTCCGGGTTCTTTCGGGGGGGGTATTTGTCAAGCGATAAGGGCGACAGACTACAAGGACCCGCCAAAGGTTTTAGTGGAATATATGACCCCTACAACAAAGCAGTCTACAACAAAATAAGTCCTACACTACTGAGTAGTGACTATAAACATTGCAAATATGTAATTGAGGAAATTTAGGATATGCAGACAGAAATTATTTGGTTAGGAAATGTCTGCCCCACCAAAAACAGGGATAACCCCAATCAAGGCAGAGTGTACGCAATTAGCGGCATTGCACCTTGCCTAAATACAATCGGGGGGGGTAATTTGCAACCAATGATTCTGGTGGAGGCAACAGAAAGGAAAGATAATATTGCAAAATCAGACAGAAAGATTATGCAATATTCCTCCTGATAAAAAACCTATCGGGGGGGGTACTGCTAAGTATCAAATCGTATGTGAGCAGCGTTGTGACGAGGGAATCAGATTCTTTCAAGACGGATGCTGTGGAACAATCAGAACCATAGACGGAGGTGGAGATAAAAGAGTGTTGGAGCAGATAATTGTTGCGAGCCGAGGTAGAAATCCTGATAATCCCTCCGACAGAACAGCAGGAAGTCATGTAGAGCAGAGATTAGAACCAAACTCTGAGGGAATATGCAATACACTTACTTCCGTTCAGAAAGACAATTATGTTTTGGAGATAAGGACTGAGGATGATTAAAGAAACATGGGTATTAAAGCAAGTCAGAAACGAATATGGCAAGCAAATTCGAAAGGCCTATGAGAGCCACCAAATCCATGAACACCGTGGAAATATGACTACAGCAGAACTCAGAACGGATGGCTTATCAAATACGATTACAACGGTCCTTAAAGATAATACGCTTTTTGAAATGACGGAGGGTACAGAATTGCAAGAAGTTAAAGCAATAGACGAGCAGAACATGACAGTACGGCACGAGACATTCGGAGCATTGACAACAGATGGGAGTTCGCCAAAGCACAATAATAGAGTAATGGAAGTGCATCACACAGAGCCGGTGGTTGATGTTTACAATAAGCGAGTTTTAGACGGACCGGCTTGCGGAACTATTACAGCACATGGAAATGCCTCTCCGACAACTTGCGGCACTTTTGGGATTATCAAGGAGAAAGGAGGCAGTGAAGTGGGTAAAGTAGGTCAGATTTCATCAGAGAACAGTCAATGCGGCTCAGTTTATTCTGAGGATGGCAATATGGCAACATTGACAGCCGGTACACACGGGGATGCAAACCCTAAAGTTTGCACTCAGTACAGAATCCGAAAATTGACACCGAGAGAATGTTGGAGATTGATGGATTTTTCGGACGAAGATTTTGAAAAGGCTGAGAAAGTAAACAGTAATACGCAGCTCTACAAACAGGCAGGCAATTCTATCGTCTGCAATGTGTTGGTGGCTATTTTGGGACAAATGTTCTCGGGAAAAGAAAATATCTACAAAGAAAGAGACAAAAATTTTTAAATAAAAAGTTTAGCCGACTAAACGAGAAAGGAGTAAGCATGGGAAAGCATACGATAAACGACCTCTATCAAATGCAGAGTCTACCCTTGTCTGCAAAAATCCGCATGACGGAGCAGAGAATCAAGGGTTGGATTGAAGAATACGGCATTGATGGAGTTTATGTTAGTTTTTCCGGCGGTAAGGACAGCACAGTTCTTCTTTATCTTGCAAGGCAGATAGATAGGGATATAAAGGCAGTCTTTTCAGATACGGGCCTTGAATACCCGGAAATAAGAGCATTTGTGAAGTCCTTTGGCAATGTGGATTGGGTTAGACCAAAATTGACATTCAAACAGGTAATCGAAAAGTATGGTTATCCGTTCATAAGCAAGGAAGTATCTGAAACTGTGGATTATGCAAGAAAGTACATGAGAGAACTTGACAGGCGGAACGCCAAAAATACAATCTTGACAGACAGACAGACAGACAGACAGACAGACAGACAGACAGACAGACAGACAGACAGA